GATCCTCAATTACCTCACGACGATCCTTTGTCGTAAGTTGCATAAATGGAGTAAACGATGCGTTACCTAGCACGACGATTTGGGTGAACGATTTATAGTTCAATTTAAGGATTGTATCCTCTAACTGTGACTGGTAATCACGTGCATTGCCCGGTTGGTCTATGAGGTTGTTGTTCTTGAGTATTTCAAAAACAGCAGGTTTAATGCCCCTACGCACCGTATACTCTACATTCCCAATCGAGAACTCAATCTCGACCAGTAATCCCTTCTCGTTAATCGTGTTCATCAACTGTGTTTTGTTGATATTACGGAAGGGTTTATTAAACAGTCCAAAGCACAGTGCATCGAGAATAGTCGACTTACCTGCACCATTGTCACCAGTAATAATCGTACTCGGTGACCTGTCTAGTTGTATCTCAGTAAAAACATTTCCTGTAGAAAGGAAGTTTTTCCATCGTAGATTTTTAAACTTGATCATATATTAAACTTCAAAGTGTAATGCTTCATTATACAGTGATTTCATTAAATTGTCAAGTTGCTTCTTTGGCACGGTGTCTGGCATTGTTTCGATATACTTTGACAATATAGTTAGTGTATCTTCTGCCTCATTCACAATAACGTCATCGTCTTCGATGTCAAGGTTGAGGTGATCCTCAACGACTTGAATATTGATAGGATTTGCCTTAACCAGTTTATCCATGAACTTGTCGAACCAGTATGGGTTACCTGCGGAGTGACGGACGACTTTGACATATGTGTTTTCGAAAGGTGAGAAGTCCACATCGAGAATCTCTTCTAGTGTTTTGCCTTCATCATTGTAGAACACTTTGTTGAACATCGTGTACGGGTTCTGAATGAACTCTAGTTCTCTCGTCTCAGTGTCATAGATGTGGAAACCCTTTGGATCTTGGTAGTCTGACCATGTAAGTTCATATGGGCACCCAAGATAATCAATGTTCTGTGTGGTAGACTTGTGATGGAAGTGTCCAGACATGACTCGATCAAATCGTTTGAAGTCTGATATCTTTAGGCCATGCTCGTTCATATTGCCCCTATCCATAAGGCATCCTGCGATTTCAAAGTGACCAAAGACAACTTGTGCTTCACTGTTCTTCATGAACTCCATCGTGCTTGCATAGTTGCCGTTGTTGATCCATGGAACGATTGCGTGTGGCACATCGTCAAAGAGAACCTCGGCAACCTCAGAATAATACTTCACATTAGTTGCGTCAAACAACTCTTGCATTGCATTGATCTCGTTGGTGTTCTTGTATGGCACATCGTGGTTGCCTACAATCACATGCAGGTCAATGTTGCGGTACAGACACGGTTCGATGAACCCCTCTTTGAGTCGTCTTAAAGTGACATAAGAAATATACTTCCTCCGATCAACAATATCACCCAAATGAAGTACAGTGCTGATTCCATGTTCATCCAAAGTAGGGAAGAAAATATTACTATAAAACTTATCAAAATAATCAAGGAAACTAAGATTATCATTTCTTACTCCCCAATGCGTATCAGTGATCAATGCAATTTTCATAATATTTTTTCCACTCCGGAACATGTTCTAATAAATTCGTACCACGCAGTTTGTCTCTTCGACGAACTGCTTTTAACATCCCATACATATCATACTCCGAAAACTCAGAATTTTCAAGGTAATTAATGACATTTTTTACAAGACGATATTTACCGTGAGAATATAGTTCATTCAGATACAAATCTTTTATGTCCGGAGGTATTGAATTAACACTATAGTAACAGTCACCTACATATGATCCACCTGTTAGCATATCGTCACCAAACAATTCTGGAATTTCATGCAACCTGCCCGCATTTAGGGCATTGATAGTCGGGGTGATATATAATTGGATATGCTTAGTTTGCATTAGTTTTAAAATATTTTCATATATTACATTCCAATCAGAGGGATACCTAATATAGTCATTAAACTTATCGACCCCTTCTACAGAAATGTTGACTGTAACTTTTTTAAAGTTTTCGGTTTTTTCGATAAACTTATCAACATTTTTTGTGGCATTAGTAATCATCCTGACAATATGATTTTTTGGATTTTCCACCATTGATAAAATTTCATAAAGACGATTTCCAATTAAAGGTTCTCCACCAGTGAATTTAAGTTCTACTGTTTTGTTGATAAGTTCATGCATGCTATCGTCAAATTTATTTTTTTTGTTTACCCTACTTTCCTGTTTAAAAATAAGTGAACCATCTTCATTTCTTTCACCAAGTTTAATTGCTTCTTTTTCCCAAGTATGCGATGACGAGCCTCTACACATATGGCATGCAAGATTACATACATTTCCTGCAACGTGGTTCATTTCAGCACTATGATGAAATGTAGGATATGAATCAGACGCAATGATCTTTTCTAGTTCTTCTTTCTTGTGACTATATTCATTATTAAACCTTTCTATATAAAATTGTCGATGCGACCTGTTCCCCGACTTTTCTTGTGTCTTACATATTTTGCAAAATTCATTTAGTAGGTCATCATCACCCCCGTTTTTCATTGCATTTCTAAATCTTTTTAGAGGGGCACTGTGCCAAAAATCTTTATGTGATGTATCGGCAACATTAAACGTGATATCATCTTCAGAAAATCCAAAGTTTGTCATTCCATCATGAACATACATAATACAACAAGGGGATTGAACACCAAGTGTTGTGGTATACACATTAGTAAATGGTTCCGGACAAATCCAATCATAATCTTCTAATTTTTTCATACCTTCTTTTTCCGTTTCTTTCTTTTATTAGATTCGAAATTTTCGATAAAGGTTGCCATATGTTCTTCAGTCCATTCACCATATTTCACTGCGTCATTAAAATTGGAACCCGAATCGTGACCCTGCGTATCTGATGTCTCACCAAAGGTATTCACATGCTCAGTGACTTTATATTTTGTATACAAATATTTCTTTTCCTTTTCTATTCGACGTAAGAAAGCATAATAGATAATCTGTGTGAAGTATGCAAAGGGGTTCTGAGATTTTTCAGGATTGAAGTTGTCGATGTATTGCAAACTATTCTCAATACCATCACTGATCATTTCTTCACGGAATGAGTAGTTCACAAAGTTAGGTTTGTATGACAAGTGTGTTGCAATCTTCATGATGCACTCTGCAATATAAAACGGAACGATAGGCCTAGGTTTGTCGTTTTCTTCAGCATATCTAACCGTCTCTTTGAACTCGATCATTGCCGCAAGAAATTTTTTGTTATCAACATAATAAGGTTTCTTTCTTTTTTCTGCTAATGTTTCTGCCATATCAATGCACCGTGTTTGCTTGCGATGAATCCTGATCTAGATATTCTTCTGTCATATCTTCCTCCAGACTTTCAATTTCAGATGGATTATTCTTAAGAACATTCAACGAATTTAAGTAGTACTTATCCATATCTTCATCACAATCCGCAATTGCAACGACATGTGAAGTATTTAAACTGATTAGGTTAATTTTCTTAGTTAGAGGAATCCATGTCATCGCAAGTAGCATAGGGTTTCCATTTGGACTTTCTCCGATTTCCAGTGCCAAAGGATCTAATACACTCGTTTTATTTTCGTCCTGATGTGCTATTTCTGCAATGATGGTTTCACCATTAATAAGTTTAATAATACTATTCATCTTTTACCCTTATGTTATAAATTTTGTAATCAAATTCTTCTTCGTTATATATTTTAACACGTTCGGCAAAATGTTTGATGGTATGATTATTGTATGATTTAATTGACAAATCGTCTGCAATATCGTACAGTGTCGCACATTCTTTACCTGCTGATTTTCTTAGAGCACGACCTATCGACTGAAGGTTGCGAACACGAGACTTAGAAGGAGAAGCAAATATGACATTGTGAAGGTTACGAATATTGATTCCGGTACTAAACGTTCCATAAGATGCGACAATAATGACATTTTCTTTTTCTTCACACCTATGACGAATGTTTTCTCTGGTATTTGCATCGATACCTCCATGCACAAAATATACTTCTTTGGTAGTCTTAGTCGACTCGTTAATCATATTATACAGTATTTCACCATGTTTTTCAACCATTTGATAAAGTACCAGAGTATTGCCCTCACGTGTGGATGCGAGGTTTTTAATAAATTTATTACGGTGCTCATTACTAATCAGAAATTGGATCTCGTCTTGATAGGTAGACTGTTTCATCTGCTTACAAGTTCCCT